CCCGGCGCCATCCGCGCGCCGGGCTCGCACCGACACGCCTCACGCAAAGGGCTACGGCCATGAAGGATATTCATTCGGGAATGCAGCTCGCGCTCATGTTCGGGCCGGTCGTGCTCTCGGCCGACAACACGCCGGCCGCGATCGACCTCCAGGGCTACGACGCCGCCGAGATCGTGCTCGGCATCGGGATCGGAGGCATCACCTTCGATTCGACCAACAAGATCGAGTTCAAGCTCACGCATTCCGACGACGACTCGACCTATGCGAACGTCGCCGATGCGGACATGCTCGGCGTCTCGGGCATCTCGTCGGGCATCATCAAGTCGCTGACCGCGGCGCACGCCGCCGCCGCCGCCTATCGCTTCGGCTACAAGGGCGGCAAGCGTTACCTGAAGCTCCTCGCCGACTTCTCCGGAACGCATGGTTCGGGCACGCCGCTTTGCGCCATGGTCGTGCGCGGCCATGCGGCGAACAAGCCGTCGGCCAATCAGGCGTAACCCTGATCCGTCGCGAGGAAAACCCGAAGATGACGCCTTTGCTCGAACCGATCCGGACCGTTGCACCGCAAATGCAACCGGTCACGCTCGCCGACATGAAGGCGCATCTTCGGGTCGAATTTCCCGACGACGACATACTGATCGACCAAATGATCGCGACCGCGACCGCCTATATCGAGCGCGTGACCGGTCAAGTCTATATAGCCTCGACATGGTCGCACCGGCTTCAATGCTGGCCGCGCTCGGTCACGGGCGAACGCCTCGTCGAGTTGCCGAAGCGGCCGGTCCGCTCGATCGCCTCGGTCAAGTACCGCGACGAAGACGACGTCGAGCAAACCTTGGCGGGCTCGTCCTATGAGCTCGTGTCGGGAACGCCCTACCTTCGGTTCAAGGCGGTCGCGGCCTTGCCGTCGCTCTACGGTCGCTCGGACGCCGTGACCGTCAGCTTCGTCGCCGGCTATGGCGACAATCCGGGCGCGGTGCCGGCCGACTTCCTCCGGCCGCTTCTCTTCATCGTTGCCGACCTCTACCGCTACCGCGAGACGCTTTCGCCGGGCGGGGTCGAGGCCTTGCCGTCGGCCGTCACGGTTGATCGCCTGCTTCAAAATTTCCGGTCGCCGTTCGCATGACGCTCGCCGCCGGCATGCTCCACCATCGCGTGCGCTTCGAGCGCCAGTCTGTCGACCCGACCGGCGACGGCGCCGGCAACGTGCTTCAACCCTGGGCGCTTCTCGTCGAGCGCCGCGCGGCGTTCCGGCCGTCGTTCGGGCGCGAGCAAGTCGAGGCCGGGCGCCTGGAATCGACCATGCTCGGCGTCCTGACCATCCGCCGCGACAGCGTGACGGCCGGCCTGACCGCCGCCGACCGCGCCGTCTTCGTCAATCCGCCCTATGCCGGCCGCGCGCTGCAAATCCGCTCGATCGTGCTGGCGCCGGACGGCGCATCGCTAGACCTGACCGTCGAAGAGGGATCCGCACAATGACCGTCAATGCAACCCTGACGCTCGCGCTCGCCGGTTCGGTATCGGGCGCGAACGACCTCGCCGCCGTCGCCGCGACCTTCGCGGAATTGACCAAGCGGCAACAGATCATCACGGCCGGCACCGGCGTCAATCAGTGTGACAAGGCCTTCATGGACACGCGCACGCTCGCCGCGAGCGCGACCGAAAACCTCGACCTTGCCGGCGCGCTGACCGACGTGCTCGGCGCGGCGCTGACCTTCGCGAAGATCCGCGCGATCATGGTCTTCGCCAAGACCGACAACGTCAACGACGTCGTGATCGGCGGCGCCGCCTCGAACACCTTCGTCGGCATGTTCAACGACGCGACCGACAAGATCCGCGTCAAGCCGGGCGGCGCCTTCGTCTGGTTCGCGCCGCAGGATGGCGCGACCGTGACGGCCGGCACCGGCGACATTCTTCTCGTCGCCAATTCGGGCGGCGGTACGCCTGTCTCCTACGATATCGTGGTGCTCGGCACGTCTTCGTAATGGCCGAGCGCGTCACCTTCATTACCGATTACGATCACCGGGCGAAAAACTCGGTGATCGTCGCCTATAAGGCCGGCTATTCCGGCCTGGTCCCGTCGCATCATGCCGCCGGCGCGCGCCGACAGGGGGCGATCCTTGAAACTGGAAGGCCGCGAAAAGGCGCTCGCGAAGCTTCGCGCGATCCCGCAAACCGTCCGGCCGGCGCTTCGCGCGTCGATTGAAGGCGCCGCCGGCGAAGTCGTCGCCTTTCAGCAAAGGGTCGTGCCGGTCAAGTCCGGCAAGCTTCGCAAGTCGATCCGTTACGTGATGGGATCGTTCAAGACGGCGGGGTCAGCGCAACTGCGCGCCGGATCGGTCGAAGGCGACCCGGATCTGACCGCGACCATTATCGCCGGCGATCAAGACGGATGGTACGCGCGCCTCGTCGAGTTCGGCACCAAGCCGCACAGCCTGGCGAAGGACGCGAACCGGTCGTCGGGCAAGTATCAGGATCAGGGCCGGCAACATCCGGGCTCGGCCGCGCGGCCGTTCTTCTATGGGCCGTTTCGCGCGCTCCGGAAGAAGCTGAAGCGGAAGATCTCGACCGCCGTGCGCAAGGCCGCGCTCGCCGCCGTGAAAGGCTGACATGGACGTCGGAAACGAGATGCAACGGGCGATCGTCGGTCGCCTGAAGGCGAAGCGCGTCGTCGACGGCCGGGTCTACGACCGGCCGCCGCAAAGCGTCACGTTTCCTTACGTCCATGTCGGCGAAGTGCAAGTGATCGACGACGAGGCGGAAGGGATCGAGGCGGCCGAAGTGTTCGTCACGCTGCATTCGTGGTCGCGACAGGATTCCTACGGCGGCAAGCCGGAAGCGATGGCGATCCAGGCCGCCGTGCGCGCGGCCTTGCATTCCGCCGACCTCGCGCTCGTCGGCGGCTCGCTGATCGAGATCCGTCACCGCGATAGCCGCGCCTTCGTCGAAGGCGACGGCGTCACGGTTCACGGCGTCTGTACTTACCGCGCGCTCGTCGAAGCGCACTGAAGGGGAACCGCCATGGCTCTGCCGAACACCCGGAAATTTGGTCAATTCAAGGTCTATCTCGGCAACGGCGCGACGCCGGAAGTGTTCGCCGTGCCGTGCGGCTTCACCGAAAAGAGCCTGTCGATCACGAAGGAACTCGTCGACACGACGGTTCCCGACTGCGACGACCCGGACGCCGCGGCCTGGCTCGGCCGCGATGTGCGCTCGCTTTCCGGCGAGATCTCCGGGTCCGGCGTGATGGCGATGGAAAGCCTCGGCACCTGGCGCGCCTTCGCGCTCTCGACGTTGCCCAAGAACGCGCGCGTCGAGATCTCGGGAACCGGCGCGCAGGGTGGCGGCTACTTCACCGGGTCCTGGCACCTGACGAGCTTCGAGATCTCGGCGAACCTCGGCGAAAAGGTCGAGCTCGCGATCTCGATGCAATCCGACGGCGCCTTGACCTGGGTTGCCGCTCCGTGACCGAGCCGACGCCGAAAGGCTCGCGCAACGCGAGCGTCACCTTCGAATGGGCGGGCGAAGAGCGCTGTTTTCGTCTGCCGATCGGCATGTTGCGCGAGCTTCAAGAGAAGACCGGCGCGGGGCCTTTCGAGCTCATGCGCCGGATACAGTTCGACCAATGGCGCGTCGACGATCTTCGCGAAACGATCCGATGCGGCCTGATCGGCGGCGGCATGACGCCGAACGAAGCCGGCCGGCTCGTGAAGACCTATGTCGACGACCGGCCGCTTGCCGAGGCGCGCAACCCGGCGATCGTCATTCTCGGCGCGGCGATCTATGGCGTCGACGACGAGCCGTTGGGAAAACGGCGGCCGGCGAGGAAGACGGCAAGGGCGGCGCCGGCGCCGGCCTCATCCGCTTCGCCGGCTTCTATGGCGCCGGAAGCGTGATCGGATGGACGCCGCAACAGGTCGACGACATGAGCCTATGGCAGTTCACCGCCGCGGCGGAAGGCTATCGCGAGGCGCATAGCGGCAAGGGCGCGCCGACCCGCCTGTCGGAGGCCGAGGCCGCGAACCTGACCGCCTGGCTCGACGAACCGCCGATTTGGGAGATGCATTGACATGCCGGCGACCGACGTCGAGACGCTTCAGCTTCGGTTAGAGGCGACCGCGACGAAGTTCGAAAAGGACATGGCGAAGGCCGTCCAGATCCTCGACCGGTCGGCGAAGCAAATGGAAGCGCGGTCGGCGCAAACCGCGAAGGTGATCGAGGAAAAGTTCGCGACCCTCGGGCAGTCGGCGGCGGCCGGCCTGACGCGCTTCGGCGCGGCGGCCTTCGCCGCGGTCGGCGGCATCTCTGCCGTCTCAGCCGAAATCACGCGCCTCGCCGACATCGACGACGCCTCGCAACGCATCGGCATCGCGGCCGAATCGTTGCAGGCCTTGCAGTTCGCCGCCATGCAATCGGCGAGCTCGGCCGAGGAAATCACGACCGCGCTTCAGTTTCTCTCGAAAGAAATCGGCCAAACCGGCGACAAGTCGAGCCAGTTGCGCAAGCTCTTCGAGGCGAACGGCCTCGCGCTGCGCGATGCCGGCGGCAACCTTCGGCCGTTTAACGACCTTCTCGTCGATTACGCGAAGCTTGTCGCCAATGCGGCGACCGATCAGGAAGCCGCCGCCGCCGCCGTGATCGGCTTCGGCCGCTCGGGCGCGAACCTCGTGCCGGTGCTGCGCCAGATCGCCGGCGGCCTTGGCGACGTCAACCAAGCGGCCAAAGACGCCGGCGTCGTGGTGCGCGAAGATCTGGTCAAGGCGGCCGGCGAGTTCGATGACGCCTGGAATGCTGCGGTGCTGCGCGCGAAAGCCGGCTTCGGAACCTTCATCACGGAAGTGATCAAGGGAATTGGCGCGATCAAGCAATCGTTCGCTGATATCGGAACGGGAAGCTTCGACACGTCGTCGAACGTCGACCCGTTGGGCAACCCGCTCGGCGGCGCGCCGCCGCCGCTCGGCGGGTCGAAGCCGAAATTCACGACCGGCGGCAGTTTCGGCGCCGAGCCGCCGGCGCCGCCCGCGCTGCCGACCAAGAAGCCGACGATCATCCCGAACACGTCGACCGGCTCGGGCGGCGGCGGGTCCTCGTCGGCCAAGGTCTCGGACTATCAGCGCGAGACGAAGGCGATCAACGAAAAGATCGACGCGCTCAAGGTCGAGGCGGCAACCGTCGCGCTGTCGCGCTTCGAGCAAGAGAAAGCGAAAAAGGTTCAGGAACTCGAAAACGCCGCGCGGCAATCGGGCCTTAAGCTGACCGATGCGCAAAAGGCCTCGATCAACGAGCTCGCCGGCGCCTATGCGGCCGCCGTGGTCAAAGCCGAGGAAGCCAAGAAGGCGCAGGAAGATCTCATCAAGTCGGCCGACAGTTTCCGGTCGGAAGCGACCTCGCTCGTCTCGGGCTTCGGCACCGACCTTCGTTCCGCCTTCCAAGAGGGCGCGAGCGCGGCCGAGGCGTTCCGCAAGGCCGCCTCGAATGCGCTGACCAAGGTCGCCGACCTCCTGATCGACATCGCCGCGAAGCAACTGATCGCCGCCGCCTTCGGGCCGACCGGCACGACGCTCGGCGGTCCTGGCGGCGGCATCATCGCGGCGCTTCTCGGCCGCGCCGGCGGCGGTCCGGTCAATGCCGGTCAACCCTACCGGGTCGGCGAAAACGGGCCGGAAACCTTCGTGCCGAAGACGGCCGGCCGCATCGTGCCGGCGGGCGGCGGCGGCGGGGTCTCGGTCGTCACCACGATCGACGCGCGCGGCGCCGATCCGGCCGCAATCCGCCGCCTCGAAGCGCGCCTCGCCGAGCGCGACCGCGAGCTTCCCGGCGCCATCGAGCGCGTCGTCAAGTCGAAGCGGGTCAGGGGTCAGCTATGAGCGTGCTCTTTCCCGACACGGTGCTTCGCCAAACCGTGTTCGACATCCTCGAATTCACCGCGACCGCCGGCGTCGGCTCGCCGATCATTCAGTCGCAACCGGCGCGCTGGCGCATGAGGTGCGAGAGCCGGCCGCTCATGCGAACGGCCGGCGTGACGCTGATGGATTGGCTTCAGGGCCAGAAAGGCGGCGTCGGGACCTTTTGGGCCTATGACATCCTGCGCGGCTATCCGAGGAACTACAAGAACGGGATCGGCGGCCTGACGCGTCACGCCGGCGGGTCGTTCGACGGGACCGCGACCGTCACCGCGCGCACGACGTCGACGATCTCGCTCTCGACCTTGCCGTCGACCTATGCCTTCAAGAAAGGCGATCATATCGGCCTGTCCGAAGGGTCGAACCGGTCGCTTCACGTGGTCGCCGCCGACGTCACGGCGGCCGCCGGCGTCGCCGTCGTGACCGTCTATCCGCCCGTCGCGACCGCGGTCTTCTCGACCTCGGCGGTCGCCAACGTGCTGAAGCCGGTCGCAACCTTCCGGCTCGTGCCTGGCTCGATCGAGATCGGTCGCGACCTTCACCAAGAGCGCGTCGCCTTCGAGGCGCAACAGGTCTTCTATCAGTGAGAAGCTATTCGTCGGCCGCACTGACCGCGCTCGCCGCCGGCGCGATCGTCAAGCGGCGCATGATCCTTTTCGAGCTTGCCTCCGATTGGGGTTATTGGGACGGAAGCGAGCCGATCACGCCGGTCGACGGCGTCGGCGGCGCGGTGGTCGACAGTCCGGCGAGCGGAAAGACATTCCAGGCCGGCGGCTCGCTCTTCGAAATCGAGCTCGGCGCCATCGGCACCGACGGTGCCGCGCCCGAAATGACGGTCCGGCTGCGCGCCGTGCCGTCGGCGCCGCTCTCGTCGGACATCCTGCAATCGCTGCTGACAACCGATTACAAGGGCCAGCGGCTTTCCGTCTTTCGCGCGATCTTCTCGACGAGCGGGACCTTGATCGAGGTGGCGCTTCGTTACCGCGGCTATATCGACAGTGTCGCTTATGTCGAGCAACCGTCGGCCGAAGGTTCCGGCCTCGCTTATCTTGAAGCAAAAGTCGAATCACCGATGATCGAGGCGCAACGCAAGGGTGCGCACGATCGCAACGACGAAAGTCAGCGCTTGACCTTTCCGAACGACGACGGACTTCGCAACATCGATCGTCTTGGCAAGATCCGGCGTTGGGCAAAAGGGGTCAAGACGTGAACCGCGTTGCAGCAATCGACATCTTGGTTCGCGCGCAGAAAGAGCCGTTCAAGCGCGGTACGCAAGATTGCTTTGCCTTGGCGGCCGAAGTCGTCGAGGCCGTCACCGGCCGGCGGCCGCCATGGGCGAACATGGTCGGATGCTATCGGACGATCCCGCAGGCCTTCGCGCTGCTCGCCGCGCACGGCTTCGCCGATCTCGGCGAGGGGCTTGCCTGCCATTATAGCGAGATCGCGCCGGGCGCGGCGTTGCTCGGCGACCTCGGCGTTCCGCCCGGCGAGCTCGCTCGCGAAATGATCCTGATCTTCGATGGTCAGGATTGGGTTTCCCGTTCGATCAACGGCGGCCTCTACCGCGCCTCGCCGGCGGCGGTCGCGCGCGCCTTCAGGGTCGCCTAATGGGGCTCGAAGCCGCGGCCATCGCCGCAACCGCAAGCTATTTCGCGATCTCGTCGACCGCCGCGACGGCGCTCGTCATCGGCGCCGAGATCGCCGTGTCGGTCGGGCTCTCCTATGGCGCGCAACTCCTGGCGCCAGATCCCGCCTCGCCGAAGGCCGGCGGCAAGAAAGACCGGCCGAGCGTCGGGACGCAGGTCCCGCGCTGCCTGGTGATCGGCCGCATGGCGACCGCCGGATCGGTCGTGCATGACAATGTGTATGGCAACGACAAAAGACAATTGCAAGTCGTCTATGCGCTCGGCGACCATGAATGCCAAGGTCTCGTCGAAGTCGTCGCCGACGGCACGACCCGAAACCTGACCGGCGGCTCGCCGTCTGGTAACAACAACGGCGTTTATCAGGTCAGCGGATACAATGGACACTTTGAAGTCCGTTGGTTCAAAGGGCTGACGACGCAACAGCAAGATAGCGAATTGGTCAATCGCGCCGACCCGTCCGGCTGGTGGACGAATTCGCACGATCTGAAAGGGATCGCCTACGTTTCTTGCACGCTCGAATATCGGGCAAAAGAGTTTCCGTCGAAGCAACCGCCGACTTTGCTTTGGGTTCTCGACGGCGCCAAGCTCTACGACCCGCGCAAGGACGGCACGCAACCGGGCGGCTCGGGCGCGCATCGGTTCAACGACCCGACGACATGGCAGTTCAGCGCGAACCCGTATGTCGCGCTCTATCACTACATGCGCGGTTACTATGTCTCGGGCGAATTGTGGGTCGGCGCCGGCTGGGCGGCCGACGAGCTCGACCTTGCGTCCTTCATGGCCGCCATGAATGCGTGCGATCAGAACGTGACCCGGCCGGACGGCTCGCATTCCGACCGCTATTCGATCGCGGCGATCTGGAATGGCGGCCGCAACGCCGACCATCGCGCCGTGCTCGATCAGGTCATGTTGGCGACCGGCGGGTCGCGCGCGATTCGGCGCGGCAAACTTTGGGTTCAGGCCGGCGTCGCCGTGACGCCGGTCGCGACCATCACCGACGCCGACTTGGCGCCGGGCGAGCCGATCCGCATGTCGGACAAACGGCCGGCCGGCTCGGGCCTGATCAACGAGATCTATGCGACCTATCTGTCGCCGGACCGCGATTGGCAGATGAAAGAGATCGCGCCGATCAAGGATGCCTCGGCGCTCGCCGAAGACGGCCGGCGCCTGGAAACCTCGGTTGATTTCGACTGCGTCACCGACCGCTATCAGGCGCGGCAGTTGATGCGGCAATATCTGCGCCAGTCGCGCAAGCAATGGAACGGGCAAATCACGCTCGGCCCGAAATTCATCGGCCTCGAAGCCGGCGACGTGATCCGCTGGACGACGAGCAAATGGGGAGGATGGACGAAAGATTTCGTCATCGTCAATTGGCAGGATCGCGACGACGATTTGCTAAACGTGACCCTGACGCTTCAGGAAACCGACGCCTCGATCTGGGATGACGACACCGACGTCTGGACGCCGTCGACCAAGGTCGCGCCAAACATTCCGGCCGACACCGGTGCGCCGGCCTCGCTCGCCGGGGCCTCGGCCTTCATCACCGGCGCCAATGGCAAGCGCAAGTCGGCGCTCGATATCACCTGGACGCCGCCCGACGACCACACTGTCGACGCCATGGTCGTTCAGGTCCGGCGGCAGGGCACGACGCGCGTCGTGCCGACCCGGATCGACGACGCCGAAGACGGCGCCGCGACCATCTCGGCCGGCGTCGGCGCGAGCGGAACCTTCGAATTCCGCGCAAGCTACATCTTTCAGGATCAGCCAAAGGACAGGCTTTGGACGTCCTGGGTTTCCGTGACGATGGATCCGGACGACATCGGCACCGGCGCGGCCGGCGTCAACCGCCTTTACAATTCCGCGCTCCGCCGCTCGACGACCAATTGGGGAACGACCAACAACACGACCGGCTTGACATGGACGCTCGGCCGCAACGAGAGCGCGGCGAAGCAACTTCTCGGCGGCAATACGCTCTACATTGCCGCGACCGGCACGCCGAGCGCCGCGACCGTGGTCGACATCCGCAACACCGGGCGCGGCGGCAACTTCTATCCGGTCAAGGCCGGCGAGACCTATGAAGTCTCGGGCCTCGTCGGCGTCGTCAACTGTACGCTGACGCCGGTCGTCGTCTGGTACGACGACACCGGCGCGACGATCTCGACCTCGGTCGGCACCGCGGCGAGCGGCGCCACGGGCGGCAAGAAACGCGCCGACTATGTCGAGGCGGTCACGCAATTCACCGCGCCCGCGCTCGCCGCCGTCGCCGAGGTTCGCTTCCGCGCCACGATGACCGGCGGCGCCAATCCGCGCGGCTATGTGACCGAGCCTTATTTCGGCGACGGCGACGCGAGCCAGACGACCCGCTCGAAATGGTCGGAAGGATCCGAAGAGCTCGCCGCGCTCGAAGTCGACGGAAGCCAGATCGCGACCGCGGCGGTCGACACGATCAAGGTCGCCGATCACGCGATCACCAATGTCGGCGCCAACTATATCTCGGGCGGCGTCACGATCTCGGCCGGCACCGGGACCTATACGCAATTCCGGCAATTCAACGTGAGCCGCACCGCCGGCACCGTGTTGAAAGGCCGCTTCTCGTGGTCGATCGCGCCCGACCCGGTCGGACCTGGCGGCCTCGATTGCGATATCCGCATCTTCCGCGACGCCGTGTTGCTCTATCAGTTCGACCGGTCGTTCCCGGTGCAGAAAGAGATTTCGACCGGCTATACCATCGGCGGCGAAATGTTCGTCGACTTTGACGACACAAACGCAAGTGTATCTGGATCGACAAACTATTCTATCGAGATGCGCGGCATCGGAACACCGTTGACCGCGCGCCGCCGTTGGTGCGAATTCCAAGAGTTCAAGCGATGACGACCAATCGCCGCTATGCGCTCTTCAACAACACGACCGGCGAAATCCTCGACATCATCACGCGATCGGATGAATCTTGGTTCGGCGACTATGCGCGCCCGGCCGGCACCGGCATGAAGGCGCTTCCCGACGGCGCCTATGACGACGCCTCGCATTACATGGTGATCGGCGTCGGCGACCCGGTGCTGACCGCGCGGCCGGTGATCGGCATGGGATCCGACGCCACGATCGACGGCGACGGCTCGACGCAGACGATCGCCACGGGCCTGCCAAGCGGAACGGTCGTCTATCGCAACGGACTCAGCCTCGGCACGTTCTCGGGAACCCTCACCTGGGATCCGACCTCGCCCGCCGACGACGGCCTGCACCGCTACGACCTTGAGCCGCCGTTCCCGGACGCGCGCGAGACCATCTGGATCACCGTTGTCGCACCGTGACGCGACGCGCAACCGACAGGGGCGCCTATGGCCGCTGAATACGATATCGAAGGGCGGCAGGGCAACAGTCTCAGCCTGACGTTTCAGTTCGTCACGGACACCGACGACACGCCGCTCGATCTGACAGGGTCGAGCTTCGTCTTCACCGCGGTCCATCGCAGCGGCACGCTTCAGAAGGCTTCGGCGGATGACGAGCTTACGGTCGACGCGTTCGCCGGCCAGGTGACGCTCGACCTGACCGCAGCGGAAACCCGCGCGCTGCCCGCGGGCGCTCTCACCACCTACGAACTTGAGCAACGCCTTTCAGGGGCCGAACTTACGCTGATGGCAGGCCGACTCATCATCGCCGAGGGCATCAACGACGATGTCTGAACCGGTCATCGTCAAGCAGATGGTCTCGTTCGGCCGCCGCGTGGTGACCGCGCGCGTCGCCGCGTCCAGCGTGACCTTGGTCTCGACGCCAGACGATGTCGTCCAGGCGCTCGGTTTTGCTTTCTCGCCGCCGGTCAACACCGTGCTGCCGGTCATCACCGGCACCGCCGCGGTCGGTTCCGTCCTCGTGGTCAGCAACGGCACCTGGACGAGTACGACGACGCCGACCTTCGCCTATCAGTGGAAGCGTGGCGGCGTCGCGATCTCGGGCGCCACGGCGGACACTTACACGCCGGTCCAGGCGGATGCCGGCGCGCTTCTGACCTGCGCGGTCACCGCGACGAACCCGGCAGGCAACGCCAGCGCCACGTCGGCGGAGACGGCGGCGGTGACGGCGCCGCCGGTCAACACGGCGCTGCCGCAGATCACCGGGACCGCGACGGTCGGTCAGACGCTCACTGCCTCGACCGGAAGCTGGTCGGGCTCTCCGACGCCGACCTATGCCTATCAGTGGCGGCGGGACGGGTCGCCGATCTCCGGGGCGACGGCCTCGACCTATGCGCTCGTCGCCGCCGACGCCGGCGCGGAAATCACCGTGATCGTCACAGCGACGAACGGGTCCGGGAACGCCTCGGCGAGCTCGGCGCCGACGTCGGAGGTGCTCTACCTCCCGACCAACACGGCGCTGCCGGCGATTTCCGGCGTGCTTGCCGAAGGGCAGAACCTTTCCGCCTCGACCGGCACTTGGGCGGGCTTCCCGACGCCGACCTATGCCTATCAGTGGAAGCGGGACGGGGTCGCGATCTCCGGCGCGACGAGCAGCACTTACGCCGTGACGGCGGACGACATCGGGCCGGACATCACCGTCACCGTCACCGCCACCAACACCGCCGGCAGCGCGCAGGCGACGTCGACGGCCGTCTCGGCGAGCGGGCCGCCGGTCAATGTGTCGCCGCCGACGATCTCCGGGACGCCGGAGCAGTTCCAGACGCTCACCTGCTCGCCGGGCCTCTGGTCGGGCGCACCGACGATCACCTATGCGTATCAGTGGAAGCGCGAGGGGGTCGCCATCTCCGGGGGGGCGGCGGCGACCTATGTGCCGGACTATCTCGACGTCGGCTTCACATTGACCTGCACGGTCACCGCCACGAATGGCGAAGGATCTGACTCGGCGACGAGTGACCCGACCAACCCGATCGACATCGTGCAAGTCGGGCTGCCGTCGATTCCGTCTATGATATTTGCTTTCGAGCCTGGAGATACGTCAAGTAATTACATTTCGCTTGATGAGACATTTGCCCCGTCTAGCGTTGATACCGTAAATGACAGGCTGGATCTCGCGGACCTCAATTTTTCAGCGTACAACGGAGGATCTGGCGACTTCAAGGGCGCGCCGGTCTTCTTCTCCTCGACGGGCACTCTGCCGGCGCCGCTTCAGGCCGACACGCCATACTACATCTCTCCGAACGGGGGTGGCGGCTACGACGTTTACCCGGAGATGAGCGACACCGACCACACGAATATGCCTTCGCAGGTGTATTTCGAGGAACCGATGCCCGCTCAGAACTTCATCGAGCTGACCAACAAGATCAACCTGACGACGCAGGGCACGGGCACGCACCGGATTTATTCCGAGCCCTTGATCGATAAGATTTTTGATCGGCTCGGCTCAGGCTGCACGATCCAGAACCGCGTTCTAAACGATCGCCAGTCCGGCATGCGGGTGCAGATCGACGGCAACGGGCGTCATGTCGTCTCCCGTGAGATCGCCCGCGACCCGCGTGCCAACGAGGGCGGCACCTACAACCTCTACGGCCCGTCGCCGGTGCAGGGCGGCATCTCGACCACCCTAGCTCGGCAGGCTGTGACAAACCGGCGGGCCGGCTGGGTGACGCATGTCGCCCGCATCATCCCGAACAACAACCGGAACATCCGCAAGAACATTCTCGCGCCGACCGCCGTCAACACAACGACGGGCGTGATCACCTACGACAACATCAACGGAAGGTTCGCGACTGGCGATCGGGTGAAGTTCAAGGCGCCGCCAGCGGGCAATGCGATCCCGGCCGGCTTCACCGCCGGCACATCCTACTATGTCCGGCTCGGGGCCGGCGGCACCAGCTACACGCTGCACCCGACCGCGCTGGACGCGACGAACAACACGAACCCGATCATCCCGACCACGCAAGGCGCGGGCATCTTCGTCTTGTTCGCTCCGGAACGCGTCGGCGACGGCCATCGGCAAATGTTCTTCCTCGAATGGCTCGAAGCGAACGGCGGCGCCAACTTCATTACGAGCTTCCCGAAATACAGCGGCCCGACGAACCGCGGCATTGTCGTCGCCGCGAACTGGACGTTGTCCGACAATGGTTCTTCGCCGGAGAATGGCGATATCCTCGGTCAGAAGCCGTTTAGGGATCTGACTAGGATTGAGATTTGGTTCGCGCCGGAAGCCACGAGGCCCGTGCGGCTCGATACCGGTCTGCCGCTGGCCGACGGCTTCTATTACGTGACCGGTTATGTCGGCGGCAGTAGCTACGGACGGCTCCATGATACACTGGAAAAAGCCGAAGCTTGCGTCGGCATCGCCACAAACGCCTGCTCCTCCTCGGATCTGATTAAGTTCGACAGCGGGACCGCGGTCGTGGGCGAGGCGCTGTTCACCTACGGCGGCGGCGAGGTACCGTGGGCGCTTAACTCGCAATGGAGCAGCGGCCCGACGCCACAGACATCAGGCGAAGACGAGACCTTCACGACCGACCGCATCCCTTATGGCGTGGCCGGTGACCCGGTCCACACCTTCACGTTCCTGTTCGACAACAACAACCCCGACAAGGCGACACCGATCGCCAAACTCTACCTGGATGGCGTTCTTCAGGGCGAATACGCACTCGATGGCACAAAAGGCCAGTCGAGCTCGACCGCGGCAACTGGCGTGCCGGCCTGGACTTGGCTGAACTCCGCGGCGTTGCATGTCCCGTTCACCGGCGACATTTACGCGACCTATATGGGTGCGACCACAAGCGAGGAAGTCACCGACGCCGAGATCCTAGACCTTCACGAGTACACGTTCGCCAAGTTCGCGGTCGTGCAGGGCCCGCCGGTGCCGCTGGCACCGTCCAACACGTCGCTGCCGGTCATCTCCGGAACGCTGACGACCGGGCAGACCTTGAACGTCTCCGATGGTGCTTGGTCGGAATACCCGGCCGGGACGAAGACCTACCAGTGGAAGCGCGACGGCTCGAACATCGCCGGCGCCACCTCCTCGACCTATCTGTTGATCGCCGCCGACGCGGACACGATGATTTCGTGCGACGTCACCTCGACCAACGCCAGCGGTAGCGACACAGCAACGGCGGACGCGGTCGGGCCGATCGTCGGCGTGCCGACCGCGCCGAGCGTTGCCGTTGCCGGTACGATCGACGGGGACCTGAACGAGGGGTTTGTTCTCACCCTGACGCCGACCGTCTGGAACGGCTATCCGGCGCCGTCGGTCGCGATCCAGTGGAAGCGGAACGGCGTCGCCATCAGCGGCGCCACGGCCTTCACCTACACGACCGTCTCGGCGGACGCCGGTACGACGATCACCTGCACGGAAACCGCCACCAACGCCAGCGGCAGCGACTCGGGCACTTCGAACGGCCTCGGCCCGATCATCGCGGCGCCGGCTTACGAAACCGAGGCGACGACGTTGTTCGCGCGCATGTCGCCGGCGCCGGACGGCGTCCAGAAGCTGCATTCCAACACGCTCATCAAGGCGCTGAAGGACGCCGGCGTTTGGACCAAGCTCGATATGCTTCAAGTCTATGCGGTGCCGGAAAGTCAGCATGCTCTGCTCGACTGGAAGGAAAGCACGCGGACGGCGGCGCTCGTCGTTGCAGGTAGCGGTCCGATCTTCACGGCGGATCGCGGCTACAAGGGCACGCTTTCGGTCGCGGACTATATTAACACAAACTACAATCCAACGACTTACGGTGGCCAGTCCAGCCAGAACAGCGCTCACATTGGCGTTTACCCAGTAGTTGAGGCGACCGACACTGTGTCGGCCGGTGCTGCGGATATTGGGGTGACCCGCGGCTACATCATCACAAGGTCAGGATCCGGTCAGCATCAAGGCCTGATGAACAACACGACCGGGCTCTACGGATCGGGCACGGGCACGATCGCAACCGCGGTCCAGCACTTCGTTCACAATCGCACTGGCTCGACCGGGTTCGACATCTATCGTGACGGCTTGAACGTCGCGACGCAGCCCGGAACGTCCGCCGCGCCGACTAACGCAAACATCCGCGTCCTGATGCGCGAGGGGGGGTCCAGCTACTCGACGCGCACGATCGGCATCGTCCATGCGGGCGGCGGGCTTACCGCGCAGAACATCGCTGACATGGAAGCGGCGTTCACGGCCTATCTCGTCGCGCGCGGCGCTCTCTAAGGGGGAATTCATGCGAGCCGTTGAGATCGTTCGGGCGCTCTGCCCGCGCGCCAATGCGCGTTATGTCGAGGCCTTCGAGCGGGCCGACGGCGAGATCGCCGCCGCCGGCATCACGACGCCGTTGCGCATGGCTCATTTCATGGCGCAAGTCTGTCATGAGACCGGCGGCCTGACGATCCTCGTCGAGAATTTGCACTACACGACCGCCGGGCGGCTGAAAGAGGTTTGGCCGACCCGCTATCCAGGCACGAAGGCCTATCTTCGCGACCCGGTCGGCCTCGGGATCTGTGTCTATGGCGGCCGCATGGGCAACCGTCCGGCGCCGGCCGATGACGGCTATCGCTACCGCGGTCGCGGTCCGATGCAAATGACCGGGCTCGACGCCTATCGACGCTACGGCGCGCGCCTCGGCGTCGATTTCGTCGGCAATCCGGACCTCGCGACCGATGCGCGCTATTTGCTCGCGCCCGCGCTCGCCGAATGGACCGACGGCAATTGCAACGAGAAGGCCGATCGGAACGCGATCGTCGAGATCACGCAAAAGATCAACGGTGGCAAGAACGGTTTGAAGGATCGGATCGCCTGGTTCGATCGGATCTGGAAACTGATCGGCGAAGGCGTGTCCTGGGAGGCCGCCGGGCCGGATCCGGACATCGCGACGCTACAGTCGAACCTAGTCGCGGCCGGCTTCCCGCTCGTCGTCGACGGTCGCAAGGGTCCGGAAACCGTGAAGGCGATCCGCGCCTTCCAGGCGAGCGCCGGCGTTCCCGTGACCGGCATCGCCGATCAGGTGACGCGCGCCGCCTTGTCGCAACGCCTCGCCGCCGAGGCCGAGCCGCGACCCGAGAAGCCGGCGAGCGCCGATCCGCCGACGCTTCTGCAAGCGCAGGCGAAGGAACTCGGCGCCGGCTTCACGGTCGGCGGCGGGACCGCCGATCAGGTCTTGAATCAGGCGCAACAGGTCTCGGCCTTCGCGACCTATGTGCCAATCCTCAAATATGCGGCGGCCGCGCTGATCGTCCTCGGCGTCGGCCTTGTGCTCTATGGCTTGGCGTCCGATTGGCTTCGGAAGCGGCGCGCCGATCAGCGGGGCGCGCCGGCATGACATGGACCGATATAGGCCTTGCCGGGCTCGGCCTCGTCGCGCCGCTCGGCGCCGGCGCGGCGGCGATGTATTGGCGCGAGCTCGTCGGGCTCTTCGCCTTCAAGGCCGTGCGCATCCTCGCCGGCGCCGGCCTCGGCGTCCTGGCGCTCGTGCTCGCCTTCGGGACGGGCGCGCTCTATGCCGGGATTCAACACCGCGCCGCCGACAAGTCGGCGCGGCTCGCCGCCGAGCTCGCCGCCGAGAAGGAAGCCGCGCGCCTGGCACGCGAGCAAGCCGCCGACGCCGCGGCGCGCGCGCGGCGCCTCGCCGACCTTCAGTCCGAAACGCAAGGGGCCTTTGATGCCTATCGAGCCGAGATCGCCGCGCGGCCGCCGCCGGCGGTTTGCGAGCTTGCTCCTGGCGAGCTTGACGCTCTGCGTCGGCTGCGCCGGGAACCCGCCGCCGCCGGTCGCCGTGGTGCGGCCGACGATCGGCGAAATCCCGCCGTTCTGCGACCCGGTCAAATTCCCGCCGATCCGGTCAAATGACGCGCGCGTATTGCTCGGCGAGGCGACGAAAAGCCTCGTTGAGGCGCATGCGGATCAAGTAGAGTGTCAGGGCTGGATATCCGGAATCAAGGAACGGGAAGGGAAATGAAATGCCCGCGACCGAACGCGAACTCGGCGAACTCCGGGTGATGTTGCAAGCGTTGGCCGATCGGACGAAAGAGAGCTTCGAAGAGGTAGGGGAATCTCTTCGCAAGATCAACGATCGGCTTGACGCCGGCGATCGGCGGTTCCGCGCCGACGACGAGGCAAGGGCCGAGGCGCGCGGCACGAGGCGCGCGATCCTCGTGCTCGGCGGCGCCGCCTGGACCGGGATCGTCGGCCTCGGTGCGTTCATTTTCCAATACATTCCGGACGTTTTGCGCGCATGGCTGATCAAGGGCTGACCGCCGACGACCTCGCCGCCTTCGACGCCGAGATCTGGCGCCGGGCGGCCGACCTGAAGCGCCAAGCTGACGCGATCGGCGTGTCGCCGCTCTATCTGTCGATCGCGGTCGGTATGGTGCTCGAAGGCAAGATTCCGTCACTTCGCCTCGTCGAGCCGAGTCAAGGGCGGTTTTCGGGCTGACCGTGGCGCTTCCATGCGCCACAGCTTCGCCACAGAAACACGCGTCTTTTCGCGTTCCGTTCCGCTTCTCAATGACGCTCAACGCATTGAAATGACACGAGATTTCACTTTTTGCTTACGTTGACATCGTGGTGGTCACAGGTTCGATCCCTGTCGCGCCCACCATCGCAAATACCTGATATCACTCGGTTTTTTCGGCTTGTTCCGGACGGTCGGCCGCCACAGATTCGACCTTCGCCACAGATTGCGCCACAGATTGCGCGCGCAACTCGTCCAGGCTGACGAGGCGAGCGCCGCTTTCCCGAAGCTTCCGGTCGGCCGGATGCTCGGCCGAGCCATAGCGCTTCGCCAAGACGCGCTTATAGGCCGCAAGCGTCTTGCGCGCCTCGACCGCGGCAGGGTCGCCGGGCATGTTCGAATAGGCCTCGATCAGGCTTCGTTGCCAGTCGCAAGCGTCTTGCAAGGCTCGGCAGACAAGGTCACGGTCGCTCATGCGCCCGGCTCTTGCTTGTTGCCGTTGGGGTCGGGGAGGGCGGCGGCCGCCGCCTTGGCGTGCAAGATCATCAGGCGGATTTCATAGACTGAAAGCCGCCGCCTGGCGCGGAAGAGCCGCGGGTCGGACACGATCCGATCCCATGCGTCGCCGGTCGCCGGCGGCTCTTGCTTGGGGACGTGGGGGGCGGGAAGGGCAGCTAGGACGGCGTCGGCCAAAACGCCGGCCATGATCTCGCGCTGGCATTCCCGAATGAAGACGCCGCGGTCGTGCGGGTGCTCGGGCCATGGGATTCCCAAAGCCGCACAGTCGGCCTGATTGACCGGCTCTATGTATTCGTCCATGTCGGATCCGTCCGGCATCTTGCCTTTCGCCAACGCCTCGACGAGCGCGCGCACCATCGTTTGCCGGTCGAGCGCGGCCGGCTCTTGCTTGGGGACGTGGGGGGCGGGGAGGGCGGCGAGCGCGTCGCGGATCGCCTCGGCGACCTCGCGCCTCAGCTTCACCGTCTGGCGCGGCTCGGCATAGTAAAGCGCGTTGTCGAGCCGGTCGATCAGGGCGGTCAAGTCGGTCATGGCGTCACCTTGGCCGGCGCGGCCGGCGGTTCGGGTTTAATTGGCGTCAGGCAAAGCCAGTCGCGCGCGAGTCGCCGACGCTCGGCCTCGATCGCCAGGCGGAACGCGTCTTGCGCGACACGCGACCAATTCACCGCGGCAAGCTCGCGCATGGCGCGATCGGTCTCATCGTCGACATAGACGGATCGTTGCGGCGTCGGATCAGCGCGGCACCGGCGGCCGGGCGCCCGGCGGGATCTTGCCGAGCCGTTGGGGTCGGGGGTCGCCACGGATTGCGCGCGCCACGCCTCGGCCTCGGGGCCGGGCACATAGCGCCGGGCGCTCTTGTCATAGGTCATCAGGCCGGGAAAGAGCGCGGCAATCTTCGCCAAGTCGGCCGAGGCCTGGGGAACCGAGATTTCGCCGATCTGAATCAGATCGAGACGGTTTAATCCGCCGGTCGTCAGCAACAAGGCGACGGCGGCGCGCACGCGCGAGCGGAACGCCAGTCGCCGGCCGGAAAGCCGCGCGTCGATCCTGGCATAGTCGACACCGGGAAGCGGGCCGCGCGCAAAGCCGGCAAGCTGGCACGCATGCGCCATCGCGTCGTCAATGCCGGCCGGCGGCTCTTGCTTGGGGACGTGGGGGGCGGGAAGGGCGTCGCCGGCCGCATCGCCGATCAGTGTCCATCGCGCGACCGCCTCGCCGATCTGTCGATCCGCTTCCTTGTCCGGTTCGGCTAGATCGTCATACGGCACGAGCCAAGACGGCTTCGGCGCCGGTTGCGTCTCCGCCCAACGGACCCAAGCTTCGCGCACAAAGCGGCCGAGCGTGTCGCGGTCATAGGGAAGCGGGCGCGCGCCGTCGGCACGACCCGCCGCTGAAGGCTCTTGCTTGGTGACGTGGGGGGCGGGGAGGGCGGCCAGGGCAAGCGCGGCACAGTCGCAATCCGCCGGGTCGGCGTGGTCGCATGGCGTGCCGCATCCTTCGCGCTGGTACTCGCGCACGAGCTCGGCCGCCGAAGGCTCTTGCTTGGGGACGTGGG